GGAAACCTTAGCGGTTCAACCCTAAGAGTCTTCGCAAGAGGGCGTTTAGGGCGTGGGTGTGCAACGAACCGTGACTGCACACATCTTGCCCCACAACTTTTAAACAATGACACAACGACGGCAATTAGTTTTGGATTTCATACGTGCATACCTTAGGTTGCACGGTGTGCCGCCGTCTTACGAGGTTATAGCCAAAGGGATTGGATTGAGTTCTAAGTCGAATATCCACCGTATAGTCCACCGCCTGAAGGCGGATGGACATCTTGTGACTAAGCCTTACAAGTTCCATGCGATTCGATTGGTGGACAGATCTGTCGCAGACATGGCTAACCTATGAGCATGTTGACTAAAGAAGAGATGAATGGCTACATGGCTATCATCGACAAGGTTCCGGCTAAGGAGCGGGAGAAGATCATGTCTCTCATTGAGATGGATCGAGTGTCTCGTTGTCAGGATTCCTTTCTGTTCTTTGTTCAGCAGATGTGGCCTATCTTTATATCGGGTAAGCACCACAAGATCATGGCAGATGCTTTTGAGCGTGTAGCTTCTGGTGAGTTGAAGAGATTGATCATCAACATGCCTCCCCGGCATACGAAGAGTGAGTTTGCTTCTTTTCTTCTTCCTAGTTGGTTCTTGGGTAAGTTCCCGGAGAAGAAGATTATCCAGACTGCTCACACCGCAGAACTAGCTACAGGCTTTGGCCGTAAGGTCAGGAACCTTGTATCCTCTGATGCGTACTCAAAGGTGTTTGATACAAAGTTATCCACAGATTCCAAGGCCGCTGGCCGTTGGAACACAAACAAGGGCGGAGATTACTTTGCTATTGGTGTAGGTGGAGCTGTTACGGGTAAGGGCGCAGATCTTTTGATCATTGATGACCCGCATTCTGAGCAGGAAGCCAAGCAGGGCAACCCTGCAGTGTTCGATGGGGTCTATGAATGGTTTACATCTGGCCCCCGTCAGCGTCTGCAACCCAACGCAGCGATCATTATCGTGATGACAAGGTGGTCTAAGAGGGACTTAACCGGCCAAATCATCAAAAACTCGGGCAAAGACGGTGTGGATCAGTGGGAAACCATCGATTTCCCGGCTATTTTGCCGTCTGGAACCCCTCTGTGGCCCGGATTCTGGTCTAAAGAAGCGCTAGAAGCGCTTAGATCAGAGCTTCCAGTGTCCAAGTGGGAAGCTCAGTACCAGCAGAACCCAACATCTGAGGAAGGCGCGATCATTAAGCGCGATCAATGGCAGATCTGGGACAGTGAAACACCCCCTCAGGTCAGTTACATCATCCAATCATGGGATACAGCCTTTGAAAAGAACAACCGGGCGGATTACTCTGCTTGTACGACATGGGGTGTCTTTGATCACCCCGACAAGATAGGCAATCTCAAGGCAAATATCATCTTGCTTGATGCGTTTAAACAACGATTAGAATTTCCAGAGCTTAAGTCCAAAGCTTACGCAGCTTGGAAGGAATGGCAGCCTGATACGTTGATTGTGGAGAAGCGTGCAGCAGGCGCTCCGTTGATTTATGAGCTGCGAAAGATGGGAATTCCTATGTCTGAGTATACGCCGGGCAAAGGAAACGATAAGATCAGCCGTGTAAACGCTATATCCGACCTGTTTGCCTCTGGAATGGTTTGGTGTCCTGAAACCCGGTGGGCGGAGGAAGTCATGGATGAGTTGGCTTCTTTTCCTAACGGCGATCACGATGACCTTGTTGACTCCAGCAGTCAGGCTTTGATGCGCTTTCGCCAAGGTGGCTTTATCTCTGTCGCAACAGACGAGGAAGATGAACCCATGTACCGCAGAAAAACTGAGTATTACTAAGGAATATTATGATCGACCAGTCAATTAACCCAGCACCAATGGGACTAGATAGCCTCATGGAAGAAGAGCCTGCGTTGGAGATTCAGATTGAAAACCCCGAGGGTGTTCTGCTTAATATGGACGGCATTGAGATGGACTTAATGCCAGAGGACAACGAAGAAGGCTTTGACGATAACCTCGCTGAATATATCAGCCCCGGTGATTTGCAGAATCTTGCCAGTGATTTGATCGAGATGATTGACTCCGACATCAACTCCAGAAAAGACTGGACTGAAATGTATGTCAAAGGACTTGACGTCCTTGGCATGAAGTACGAAGAACGTACAGAGCCTTGGCTTGGAGCCTGCGGTGTTTACTCTACCGTCCTGACTGAAGCCGCAGTTCGATTCCAGAGCGAGACGATTATTGAAACGTTCCCGGCTCAAGGCCCGGTTAAGACCGAGATCATCGGAGCCATAGACAAGCTTAAAGAAGATGCAGCGGAACGAGTTCGTGATGACATGAACTTTAAACTTACAGAGGGTATGCCTGAGTACCGTCCCGAGCATGAACGGATGTTGTATTCCTTGGGTCTGGCCGGGTCAGCATTCAAGAAGGTCTACTACGACGATTCACTTGGTCGTCAAGTAGCAATGTTTATTCCCGCAGAAGATGTAATCATTCCTTACGGCGCTTCTAGCGCCATGACATCCGAGCGCGTGACCCACATCATGCGCAAGACAAAGAACGACATTCGCAAGCTTCAAGTCGCAGGCTTTTACATCGACGTTGAGTTGGGCGAGCCAATGGCTTTCTACACTGACGTTGAAAAGAAGAAGGCAGAAGACCAAGGCTACAACCTGAGCGATGACGAGCGCTATCAAATCTTTGAGATTCATGTTGACTACGACATGCCGGGCTACGAAGACGAAGACGGTATTGCTTTGCCTTACGTTGTAACCATTGAGCGCGGAACACAAGAAGTTCTTTCAGTCCGCAGAAACTGGGAAGAAAACGATAAGAAGAAACTCAAGCGTCAACACTTTGTTCAATACACCTATGTACCCGGCTTTGGTGCTTACGGCCTTGGCTTGATCCACCTGATAGGTGGATATGCCCGTGCAGGTACAAGTTTGATTCGTCAACTCGTAGACGCAGGAACTCTGTCCAACTTGCCCGGCGGCTTGAAGACCCGTGGCTTAAGAATCAAAGGCGACGACACACCAATCTCTCCCGGTGAGTTTAGAGATGTAGACATTCCGTCCGGGTCGGTACGCGACAACATCATGATGCTGCCGTACAAAGAGCCTAGCCAAGTCTTGATGGGTCTGTTAAACCAGATCACAGACGAAGGACGCAGACTGGGTTCTATTGCAGATATGAACATCAGCGACATGAGCGCTAACGCGCCTGTCGGAACGACTTTGGCCTTGTTGGAGCGCCAGCTTAAAACCATGAGCGCGGTACAAGCTCGGGTGCATTACTCGATGAAGCAAGAGTTTAAACTGCTCAAGTCAATCATCCGAGACTACACCCCTGCCTCATATGAATACGATCCAATCGTAGGCGAGAAACGCGCCAAACAAGCTGACTATGACATGGTGGATGTTATCCCTGTGTCTGATCCAAACTCAGCCACGATGGCTCAGCGGATCATGCAGTATCAAGCTGTTATTCAGTTAGCTCAAGGCGCTCCGCAGATCTATAACCTGCCTGAGTTGCACCGTCAGATGATTGAGGTTCTGGGTGTTCGCAATGCGGACAAGCTGGTTCCAATCGACGACGATTTAACTCCTAGAGACCCAGTCAGCGAGAACATGGCGTTCTTAACCGGGAAACCAACCAAAGCCTTTATCTTCCAAGATCATGAGGCTCACATCGCAGTTCACACCTCGATGTTGCAAGACCCAATGGTCATGGGTCAGATTGGTCAGAACCCAATGGCCCAGCAAATGCAAGCTGCGGTAATGGCTCACGTAGCCGAGCATATTGCATTCCAGTACCGCTCTAAGATTGAAGAGCGCTTGGGAGCCACATTGCCTGCACCAAACGCAGATCTGCCTAAAGATGTTGAGGCACAACTGTCCAAGTTGGTTGCTCAGGCTGCTGCACAGCTTTTGCAGATCAACAAAGGTCAGCAAGCTCAACAGCAAGCTCAACAGCAGATGCAAGATCCTCTGGTTCAGATGCAACAACAAGAGCTTGCCATCAAACAGCAAGACGCCCAAACCAAGGCTCAAAAGGTGCAAGGCGAGTTGGCTATCAAGCAAGCAGAACTACAGCTTAAATCGCAGCAGGCGCAAGCTCAGATGGCAGAAAGCCCAGCAATGATTGCTCAAAGACAGCAGCAAGAGATTGCCATGCAGGTTCAAAGACATCAGCAAGAGCTTCAACAAGCTCAAGAAGCACACCAACAGGCTTTGGCTCACAACCAGCAGAACCAAGATGTTGATGCCAAGCAAAAACTATTGCAGATGTTGATCAACGCCAACCAAGGTAAATGATGGAACACAAAATTCTAGATGTCTTGAACGACAAGATTGAGGAACAGCTTCAAAGCTTCAAAAAGGTCTTGTGTGATGGAGGTGCGAACTCCTTCGATCACTACAAAGAACTGAGCGGGACTATCCGGGGTCTACACCTTGCTCAGATGGAAATCAACGACCTCGTGCGTAAAACAAAGGAATTTGAAGATGACTGAATTTGATCTAAGTGCGATTGACCTCTCCAGCGTGCTAAACACATCCGCTGAAGAAAAGGCCAAGCAAGTACCGGATCCCGTTACCTACCACCTTCTGTGCATGTTGCCAGAAGCTAAAGAGGAATACGAGGGCGGTTTGCTTAAAGCAAGCCAAACCATGCAGTACGAGGAGCTTCTATCCCCCGTATTGTTTGTAGCCAAGATTGGCCCAGATGCATTTAAAGATCCAGCACGGTTTCCGTCTGGCGCTTCATGTGCTGTTGGTGATTTTATTTTGGTTCGACCCAATACAGGCACGAGGATGAAAATCCACGGGACTGAATGGCGGATTATCAACGACGATTCTGTACAGGCAGTTGTTCAAGATCCTCGCGGCATTCAACGTCCATAAGGAGCCATCATGTCTGAAGCAGAAAAAACTGAGTTTGAGTTTCCAGACGAGAAAGTCGAGAACGAGCGCAAAGGTGGCCGGGTTGTAGAGCCTGAACCAGAAATTGAGATCGTAGACGACACCCCAGAGGAGGATCGTTACAGAACTCCAATGGCTACTCCACCTGTAGACCCTACAGATGAGGAGCTTGCAAGCTACTCTGACAGCGTAAAGAGTCGGTTTAAACACTTTACCAAGGGTTATCACGATGAACGCAGAGCTAAAGAAGCAGCTTTGCGGGAAAAAGATGAGGCATTGCGTATTACTAAAGCTGTCTTTGAGGAGAATCAGCGCCTAAAAGGCTCTGTCAACCAAAATCAAAGCGCTTTACTTGAGCAGGCCAAGCGGGTTGTTGGTAATGAAATAGAGACAGCTAAGCGCCAATACAAGGAAGCTTATGAGTCAGGTGACTCAGATAAGCTTGTAGAAGCGCAAGAAGCACTTACTAACGCAAAAATTAGAGCCGATAAGGTAAATAATTTTAAACCCACCCCTTTACAGGCCCAAGAAACTCCTGTACAAATCGAAGAATCGTTTAAACAGCCTGCGCCCGTCGATGACAAACTACTTGCTTGGCAAGATAAAAACCAGTGGTTTGGCAAAAACAAACGCATGACTTCATATGCCCTTGGGTTGCATGAAGAACTGGTTGAACAAGGTATTCAGATTGGCAGCGCCGATTACTACAAGTACATCGACTCTGACATTCGTGAAAGATTCCCCGACCAAGTTGGAGCCGGTGAGTCCGTTGATGCTAAATCTCAACGCCCAAAAACCAATGTTGTATCTCCTGCTACTCGTAGCACAGCGCCTCGAAAGATCGTGCTTACGAAGACTCAGGTTGATCTCGCCAAGCGGTTGGGAGTTCCTTTGGAACTGTACGCCCGTAAGGTTGCTGAAGAAATGAGGAAATGAAAATGGAAAAAGCTGCTCGTCCAAGTCGTGATCTTGAAACCCGTGAACTTGTGGAACGTCCTAAACAATGGATGCCGCCACAATTACTACCCGACCCCACCCCTGAGGCCGGTTATGCATATCGCTGGATTCGTATCAGTACTTTAAACAAGGCTGACGCCACCAATCTTTCTTCCAAGTTACGCGAAGGATGGGAACCCGTCAAGGCTTCTGATCATCCCGAGATCCGTGTTTTTGGAACTACTCAAGGGCAGTTTCCAGACAGCGTGGAAGTCGGTGGATTGTTGCTTTGTAAAACCCCGGTGGAATTTACTGAACAGCGTGATGCTTACTACCGCAAACAAGCGGAAGCGCAGATGCAATCAGTGGATAACACTTTTATGCGCGATAACGATCCTCGGATGCCTATGTTCAAAGAACGTAGCTCTAAGGTGACTTTCGGCAAAGGTCTTTAATCTTTTGGAGTCTTCAGATGGCATATCCTACCATTGATAAGACGTATGGTTTCAAGCCAGTCAACCGACTGGATGGTCTACCTTACGCCGGAGCGATCCGTCAAATCCCAATCGCAGCAGCCTACGCTACAGCCATCCTTAACGGTGACACT